TCTATCTTAGAAAAGTTTAGATCAACTACTTGTCGTTGATCGTCTATTTCGCTGATTTCGACTCCACACTTTTGCAATACTTCTGCAACGCGGTCAAGGTGATTGACATAGCCTGAACCGCCTATGCCAAAGAATCCTACTTTGCCGTCCCATCTACCTAGCTTGTATTGGGGCATGTGCCTAGCATACGGAACTTCGTATTTTAGTGCACTCGATATCTTGCGTCTTACATCTACCGGTAGCCCTTCAAACTTTATGTTCACTTCGTCTTGAATTATTAGTTTACATGTTGGCATATTATAATGTTTGAGTTTTTCTTCTTTTTACTTGCGACGGCTGCCACTGAGTTGCAGTCCGGTCATAGTGCATTACTAAGTCTGATTCGTATATCCAGTGATCGATCTTGGTCTGAATACGATAACTACCTAACCTTAGTACACTCGATGGCGCCCATTTAGACTTCAGCAAAGGTTTAGGTAACTTGTCTTTACTGACATACACAACTTTTGTGCTTTTGTTAACAGTGTTGTTCAGTCCTTGGTCTTTGACATACTTGTTAAAGTCAGCGTTTTTTTCGTTGTCAAGTCTGAACAGCACCGCTGTCTCTGCTGGGTCTACGTACTTGTTAAGTGCGCTATGCATCAACTTTAGGTCACGCAGCGCATCTTCTGTGCTAACGAGTACCAGCAACGGAAGTCTATCCAGCTCTATTAGAGATAAAACAATATCGTCTAAGGTCCATTCAGTTGGCCTGATTAACACCGTCGGTGATTCTCGGGCTACCAGTTTCGATGTTAGTGTGCTAACATCCTTTAAACCTGCTTGAAGCAGAGATTGGTTGATTCCTGAAATACCAAACTGAATCGCTCGGTCTTTGTATTTCACAATATTGCTTACTTTCGGGGGTCCGAGTTTTTCGAGCAAGTAGTTCTCTGTCACAGGATGAAAGTTGACTAAACGATCAGCTTCTACTATTGGCAGATAGTCCTTCTTGTTTTTTATTATCTGAGTTAACTTATTGTATAGGTTGGTGAGTTCGTCATCAACCTCAAATCCTTTGTGCCTGAATGCGCCAATGACTTTAAGTACGTTCTCTTCGTCGCACCTAAAGTAGTACCTGTTTCCACTATTGTCAAATGTATAGCTTTTTATTTCTCTTGTTAGTCGTTCAATTATGTCTATCAAAGATCGATTAAACGGAAAGCTAACACTAATCCAAGGCACTAGTGACGGAACTGTGTTTTCGGGTGATCTTATTAGACAACCTTTGTGCGGTTCTTCGACTATCCTTATGAGTTTAGCGTAGTCTTCTGACTCTGAGCGCATCTTTAAAAGATCCTTGGCTGTATGTGGTTTCGCAGACATTATAACCTCTTTTTTGTATTAATGTAACATAATACAACAGTTCTTGTTTAATGTCAAGTACTTCTAGCAAGTTATTCACTAACTACACCGACGCATCGTCTAAGCCAGCTGTCCTAAGTTTAATGACGTTGTTAATAGAAAACCCTTTTGAGTCGAGAGCTTTAAGTATGCCGAGCCACTTGTTGCGCATCAACGCAAACTCGTTAATAAGCAGTTCGTAGTCCACTACTTGACTCTCACCGTCTACGTACCTTTCTACATCACGGCTGCTTAGCGCTCTTTGATAATTTTCTAGGTATTTCTTAAAAAAAGAACTGCGAAGTTTACGCAGTTCGATATTTAGGTAGTTTAGAATTGCTTCTATTTCTTGCAATTGGTTAAAGCGATGTTCAATGATCCCGGGCATTTCTGCTGCGGCTTTGTCGAGACTGCCTTTAATTTTTACTTCAATGCGAGCGTCGTTTAGTTCTGACTCGAAGTAGTTTAGAGCATCTGGTATCTTTGAAATGTCGTTTGATACGTTGTGGTACCACCCCATTTTATTCCTCGTCGTCTATTGTGTCTAAATCTAAGTAGTAAACAATTGCGTCGTCTAATACAGCGTCCATACCCATTGCGTCTTGCAATACAACGTCGTCAATACCTTGATCTGCAAGTAGATCTATGTACTTTTCAGCGGCTATCTCGAGCTGCTTCTTGTCCATATACTGTTTAAATAGCATCCATACTTCGCTAACGTGCTCTTCATTCATTCCCTTCCGGCTCCTCAATATGATCTGGGACATCTTCGTCAGCGCTATTTACCTTGTCATTGGTATTTGCTTTACGTTTTAGATAGTCTGCCATCAGCATATCGAGTTTTTCACCTACCCACTTTTTGCGGAATTCTAGGTGTTCTACGCCGTCAGTGTCAATGTACTTGAGTCGGTTACCTGATTTCTCAAGCAGTCCTTTCTTCTCAAATAAGTCAACAAGTCCTGAGTATGGATTCATCCCTCCATCGTAGGGAATCTTCACTTGCACACTTTCAAATGGTTTTGCGTAGCGTGTTTTCATTACCTTACAAGCTGCACGGATACCTCTTACATCAGATATCTTGTTGCCGTCTTCGTCCTCTTTGAGTTTGAGCTTGCGCATTGCAACTACAATAGAACTTGCGTAGATAAAGCCTTGACCCCCTGAGATCTTGTCATCTGGGTCAAACATATCTTGCGATGCGTATGTATGGTTGGTACACACTAGGCCCACGTTGTATGCTCCGATCATATTTACGGTGTTGCGCACCAGCGACGCTAGAGCTTTGGGCTTACGACCCATGTCGCCCTTCATATCACCTTTCTGGAACTGATCAACATCTGTTGGTGTCATCATCATACCAAGGCTGTCAATTACAAACAATACCTTAGGACGATCTTCTTCGTCCATTGCCTTGTAGTCTTGCATGAAAGTATACATGGTCTTAGCCACGTCGTCGATCATACTCATACTCAAACGCAGTAGATGGTCTTCTGTAGTTTTTACGCCTAGTGCCTGCAGCCACGCTTCGTCGAGTGCGTTCTCTGAGTCGATTAATACCACATAGATACCTTGCTCTTGAGCGTCTTTAATAATATTGCCAGAACAAATATAACTCTTGCCTGCACCGGATTCGCCTGCAAACACAGTTACCTTGCCAAGAGGAACGCCTTTGTCAAAGCTGCCGCTGATTAGGTAATTGAGTGCATAGTTGCCGGTCGAAATCCAATCTGTTGGGTCGTTAAAGCCTGCGCTCATTCCTGTTATTGACTTTGTGAGTTCTTTTCGAAATTTAGAAGGGTCGAAAGATTTAGCCATAGTGACTCCTTTGTTAGTTAAAGTGAACGGGGGATTGCTCCCCCGAGTGTGCTATTACTGATTCTGACGTGAACGAATCATTGACAGAATATCTTGGGCTGACCCGCCGCCACTTGACTCTTCAGTCTTGGCTTCTTCCTGGGAATCTTCTTTGTTCCAAGGTAAGTCGCTTTCTTCTTCTGACACGTCAACCTTTTCTTCCTTCTTTGGAGTAGGGTTCGACTCAGTTTTTGCGGCTGGCTTGTTCGGATCGCCAGTGTTGCTCTTCATGCCGGCTGGACGGAAGTATTGGCTCCAACGATCGGCGTCGTACGGCTCGCCGTCCACTGAAGCTTCGAACATTTCCTTTATTACCTGAAGAGCAGTTTCGTCAGGTTCCTTGGGCAGGAAGTCCTTGAGGTTAAACAAGCCGTGCTCGTTGATTGCTTTCATTTCGTCGTCGTTTAGAGGACGTTCACGACGGGCCCAGTTTGATGTAGAGTAGTCAGCGAAGCCGCCTTTGCTAGTCTTGATCAAACGGAAGTCGAGACCTGATGTGTAATCAGTCGGCAACTCTTCGAGCTCTGGGTCCATCAACGCTTGCTTGATGATCGGCATGATCTGCGGACCAATAATAAAGCGTCTAATCGGGTTTTCTGGAGTCTGATCTTCCTTGAGTGGGTTGTCTGTTACGAAGCCTTGGAAAATGTAAGAACGCTTTTTCCAGTACTTACGACCCATATCTTCTAGATTCGGGTCTTTGAACCAACCACGTACTTCAGAAAGGATTGGGCAAGTCTTGCCGTACATTTCCATACAAGGAACTTGCACGATCACAGGACGTGAATCAGTGTCACCTTTGATGCCTGCGAAGGGTAGCTTTATCATTAAGCGCTCAGCCCAAAAGAATGTGTTGTCCTCGTCGCCGTCTGGCAGGAAACGCATTGTTGTGCTTTCGCCTTCTTTGATGTTCCAGAATGGAAAAATGGCGTTGTCGCCGGGTGTGTTGTTGCCTCCGCCTTTGTTGTTCTCTTGTTCTTTGAGTTTTGCGCGGATTTCTTTCAATGATGCCATAGTTATATGCCTCCTAATTTTGCCTATTTTGCCTATGTTTTCAGTGCCTTAAGTGTGTAGCACATCTTTAATACTACACAACATTATTTATCTTGTCAAGCGATTTTTTCCAAGAAAATGAATGACTTAGCTGGTCTTTACAGACCAGCTAAATGCCTAATACGGTCAAACTCTTCGTTTCCTGAAGACCTTACACGTCTGTCCTCAACGTACTGGATCTCACCTTTTATAACATCTACTAGTTCTTCCATCGTAGCGACTCCGCGGTCGCTCCCATTGGGGGCGACTGGAGATTCTTCGTAATGCTCCTTACCAGTTGAATCGTGCCAAGAATAACCAATGTACCCGTTGTCATCAGGCTCAAGTTCTACATCGTACTCGCCTACTTGAATTGTTGCTGGCTCGTCTGGTAACGGAGTACCTTGATCTTTGGGTTTCTTCTTAAAGCGGTCGAACATACCTTCTTGCGTTTGTCCACCGTTGTACTGCTCAAACGTCTGATTGATCTGCTCAATAAACTGCTTGGCAGGTTCGATAAACTGCTCGCCGTAGTCTTTTTCGACCATGGTTAGAACTGCTGTCTCGCCTTTTGGAAATGCTCCATTAGCGCGATCATAGAAGCTGAGGATAAACTCGCT